GTTATGGGCAAGGTCCATATATAGCATCATCATTTCTTAGGGAGAGCGACTCTTTATATATAGTAAGATGTTTACCAGATGATGCTAATTATAGTAACTTAGCAATATATGCAGAACCAGGAAGTTTATTGGGTTCAGACTCAACTTCCGATATATCATCTGCAAGTATTAGCAATGTAAACACCACAGGAGAAATAGATACTTTAGTAGGAACTGATTCTACAGCATGTGTGTTGTTCTATGGAGTTGGTAGAGGTGATTATTATGATAATTATCAAATCGATATAAGTAAACACACTAACCCACAACTATCCGATCCGGATATTGTAGGTACTCATGATCTTGTATATGTTTTAGATTTATACAAAAGGCAAGAGGAAGACGATGAAGAAGGTCAACCGCAGTATGAAATAATTGAATCATACGAAATATCTTTTAATCCAAATAGATTAGATTCTGCTGGTGAAAGTATGTTTATATATAATGTTATGGATAGATATTGTAGGTTTGTTAAATGTGCTGTTAATGAAATTAATTGTACTAACGCAATAACAAACCAAGCAGATTTTTCACAACCATTTATAAGTGGCGCGATAAACCTCGACGAAGGTAGTACGGGTACTTTATTTGATGCTAATGGAATAGATCAAGATGTTGCAACACAAATTCTTGGAAAAGCATACCAAGGTATTCTTCCAAAAACTACAACTGGTGAATATGTTGATGAAGTCCTTGATACAGATAACTATTATTTTACAATTGTCTTAGATGGTGGTTATCCAACAGACGTTAAAACTTCTGTTAATACTTTAGTTAGAACTAGAAAAGATTGTATAGCTATTGTTGATAATGGAGATAATACAACTACATCTGCGGCAATTACTGCTAGGGAAGATGATCATACATTTAATACCAGATACATGGCGTTATATGAACCATACAGTAAGATTTATGATGTCTATACTGGAAAAGATATTTGGGTATCACCCGTTTATCATATGGCAAACATAATTCCATATACTGATAATGTATCAGAGGTTTGGACTGCTCCAGCTGGAACAAATCGTGCTACTATAGCTACGATTAAAGAGCTTAGATTTAGTCCAAGACTTGGAGATAGAAACTCTTTCTATCTTAAACAAATTAATCCAATAGTTAAATTCTCTATAGGAAACGTTGTTTATTCACAATTGACTACTCAGAAAAGACCAACTGCTTTACAAGATGTTAACATTATAAGACTAGTTCTGTATATTAAGAGAGCACTTGAGCAATTTTGTAAGTTCTACGTATTTGAATATAATGATTCTGAAACATGGAGTAAAATATCCAATGAGATTAATTCATTTCTTAAAGTTGTTCAATCTAAGAGAGGTTTGTATAGCTTTAGTGTAGAAGTTGGTGCTACTGAATATGAATTAAAAGCAAAACAAGTTCATGTTAATGTTACGCTTAATCCAACAAGAGTTATAGAACAAATTTACTTAAATTTCTTTATTGTTTAATTTAATATTTATGGCCCAGAAACATTCATGGCCAGTATATCTGGCCTAGAATGGGTTACAAATGAATCTAACCCACTATTGGCCTAAAAATAGGAAATCATCTCAATTGATGGTAGTTCATAATATAGATCATCTAGTAAACACAGCCCCTCACAGATGATCTTTTTAGGCCAAGTAACTTATATGTTACTTGGCCTTTTTAAAAAGTCCACATAGTATAAACCAAACTATGTTTAATATAGATATAAATGAGGACAAAGAAATAAAAGGGAGGAATATAGATGGGAGCAACAAATGCATTCGCAGCTTTGAAAGAAAACAGATTTTCTAGAAAATGGGGAGGCACTACTGCTGGTAGTACTGTAGATCCATACATATCAGGTTATTTTTTTACACATTGGGCAGCAATTCCTGCCGATTTACAAACATATTCACAGATAGCAACCGAATCTGGAGTATCTGATAATGATACTATAAAACAAGTATTACACGCATCTTGTCTAGCGGTAACTATTCCTGGTGGTACGGTTAATAAGGCTGAATTCACAGGTCTTGGTGGTATAAAATGGTCTGTTCCAACCAATGTAGAACATGACAATACGATAACTCTTAAATTTTTAGAATTTTCTACATTACCTATTTTAGCAATTATGCATGGATGGGTACGGTTGATAAGAGATTACAGAACTGGTGTATCGCCTTTAGTTGGAGCAGATGCTTATACTAAGAGTAAATATGCAGGAACTATGTATTATTGGACAACTAAACCAGACGGATTTACAGTAGAATATGGTGCTTGTTTAACAGGCGTATTCCCACTGAAAGATCCTACTGATCAATATGGTGGGGATTTAGCAACTGTAGATAAACTTGAGATGGATATAGATTTCAACGTTGATTATATTTGGCATGAAGACTGGGTTATGGAGCAATGTTCTAAATATTCTGAAAGAGCTTATGCTAACAAGGCAGCTACTGTTGAACAATATGGAGCTAAAGGCGCTAAGTAACTATTATAAGAATTATATAAGAAGGAATAAGGATTTATCTTATTCCTTCTTTTTGGTTTTGTAATATTAACAGGACAAACTGTAAATAGTTTTAAGGGGTAATAATAATTATTTAAAAGAGGGGAATTAAATGATAGGATCTAGGCGATTAAGATATGAGTATCCTCATTATACTGTTATATGTCCACAAACAGGAGTTACATTCGATGTTAGAACATTAAACGTACAAGAGGTTAATCAATTAAAGGGATCAATGATGGTTCAATCCAAAACACCATCGCTGATAAATAAAATCATATGGGGAGCAATAGAAAGCAAACCAGATGAAATTACAGATTTAAACACTTTTAAACAAATGGTAACTCTACGAGATAGAGAAGCAATATTATATGGTATATATTGTTCAACATTTGGAGACGAAGAAGAATTTAGAGTTACATGTAGAAATTGTGAACACGAAGAACCTATTAAGGTATCAATGGAAAAGCTATTTTCAATAAATGCATATCCTGGAAGTGAGAGCATGAAAAATTCTTATAAACTTGCAAGAATTACAGGAGATGCAGACTATGATTCAGAAGTAGAGAAAGCAATTACAAATGGTGAGCCTCCTCCAGAAGGAATGCCAGCAAATATAGCAAAGTTTGATTATAAAATAGACGATCCAGACGATGATGATGGTATAATAATAGTCGATAAAAAAGAGGTAAATTATGTAGAAGATGAGTCTAAATTAGAACCTAAACCAATTCCAGTAAAAGAATCCAAACCATCTTCGCCTGAATCCATATTAGATAAAAGATTGGATGTAGTACTTCCAATTTCTAAGGTACATGCAATAATAAAACAACCAACGTTATTCGATGAAGAAAGTTCATTGAAATCGATTGCCTTTGCACAGAAAAAACAAACAGATTTAATGAATGAAATAATGGTGATTGAAAGATTTGAACAATACAATGTTGGTGATAAAGTACCTTCTGTGGTAATAACAGAAAGGGAAGACATATTATTTGAATATGAAAAATTGCCTCCAAGAGATAAGACTGAAATATTTAATAAGTTCTATGACTTCTTTGGTCAGTATGGTATAGATCTAAAAACTAGATATGCTTGCTCACAATGTGGAGAATCAAATGAATTGGAGGTGGATATCGTCGTCCAGTTTTTTCGAATGGTGGCAAGATCCTAATTCAATAGACAAATTTACAAAAATATTAGATGAAAATGTTAGATCTCTTATGGAGTTGATGCATCAACCGTGGGATGCTATAATGCTCATGCCCTATAAGTTTTTTGTAGATACTTTAAAATGGAAAATAGATTTGGAGGATGAAAAAAGAAACCAATTAACAGAAAAGACCGGAGGATCTACATCAAAGGGACTTGTAAAAGGATAAAAGTTTTAAAATTTAGAATGGATTGTAACTATCATTGTTACAATCCATTTTTTTCTATAGGTTAGGACAAACTTTAAATATGTAGATATGTGTTAAGATATTTTAATAAAGAGGTAAATTATATGGCTACAGGCGGAATTGAAAAATTTTTTAATAGAGTTCCATCAAAAAAGAAAATACCGAATGGTATCAGGCCAAAAATAACACAATCTGGAGATTTTCAACGTACAGAAGGAATAGACGAAATAATTAAAAGTCTTTCTAATATTTTAATGGTGGCCAAGGGAACGTATTTTTTCGATTCAAAACTTGGATCTAATCTTTATAAGTATGTTTTTGAACCTGTAGATATAACTACCAAAATTGAAATAGAACAAGAACTTTCTCAATCTATTTTTGAATATGAAAATAGAGCAGAAATTAATTATGAGGTTTTATTTTTTAAAAATAAAAAAGGATTTAGAATAAATATCTATGTTAAATATAGAGGAGAAAAAGGAAAAGTCTCTATAGATATAGATGAAACATTGATGAGAACAGTTGGTTAATCATGAATATAAGTAAAGAGTATATAGATCAAAAAGCAAATGATTCAGCTACATCTCCAAAGAACAATCTTCCTATGCCTACAGAAGAACAAAAAAAGAATGGTGATTATAAAAAGGGTCATGTAAAAATACACGGTTTAAATATAAGTATAGAAAACCCAAAAGGTAGTATTAGAAGTGGTACAAGCTCAGAAGGTAAAAAATGGTCAATAAAATTAAAAAATCATTATGGGTATTTTAGTGGAGATAATATAGGAAAGGATGGAGATCCTGTAGATGTGTTTCTAGGTCCAGAACCCCAAAGCGAAAATGTATTCATTGTAAATCAAAAAAATAGCGAAGATAAATTTGACGAACATAAAGTCCTGCTAGGATTTAATAAATTTAAAGATGCTGTTAATGGTTATCTAGATAATTATGAAAAGGGTTGGGATATGATAATGTCTGTACATCAAACTCCATTAAATAAATTTAAAGATTGGTTAAAATCAGGAAAAACCAAGATGCCATATAAGGATTAATAATGCAACCATGGATTCGTAGATATAATTATATTTCAGATTATTACAATACTGTTTATGATACATACTCTAAAGTCTATCCAGGATTTCCAATAACGTACTACAGTATTGATTGGCAAGAGAGTATATATGATAAGAAATTAATGGCTGGTAGTTACGAAAAAAATGGTGTTGGATCCTTGTCAGGAATAAAGTTCAAAAAAATTCTATTATTGCCAGTATTTGGAATAGAACAAATAAATCCTAATAATTCTGGTGGAGAAAGAGGTTTGACAATGCATGAAACCGAAACTAGCACAGTATCATTTTCTTCAAATTATGGTTTAATTCCGTATGAGTGGGATATTGTTCATTTTAATCAAAATTTTATGTCTCCAGATAATAACGATGATGGTCCCGTTTTTGTAGTTAGAAATACAAATCCTGCGACACATGGTCGTATGGTAATGTGGAATTGTCAACTAAAAGTTGCTCCTTACAGACTTGGAGATGTTAAAAAACAAATAAGTAGTGAATATATGTTTTTAGAATTTACCAAAAAAATACATAGATTAGATACAGCAGCTATACTACTAAAATTACAACAAAGATCTGGTAGTTTATCTGAAAATTTGAGAAGTATTTTTCACAATACAGGATTTTATTTACAAGATGTATGATTGGAGGGGATTAAGTAATGTTTGAAGATAGATCTATAGAAATATATTCTAGTAGAGATAAAATATTAGACGAGATGATTGACCAGATGAAAGATTATCTGGAGTTAGAATCTTTAGATTTAAGTAAGACAGATTATCTATCATATTTAGTAAATATATTATCCGGATTGACGGCCAATCTTTTATTTTATAATACTAGTACATACAGAGAATTATTTCTTACAAGAGCAGTTCAAAAAGATAGTGTTTTAAGTTGGTCGGCTATGTTAGGTTATAGTCCTATATGGGCAACAGCAGCAACTTGTTCAGTGCTTGTTACCATTCCAATAAAATTTGTTGGAGATGTTACATTCACTATCCCAGAAGGACATCAATATAAGGCAGGATCAATAATATTTACTCAAGATAATCCAATACAAATAGATATTCCCAGAGATGAGCATGGAGAAATTATAGATATAACAGTTACGGAAACATTGGATGTTGGTGGATCCAGATCTTTAAAATATGAGACGAATACAGATAGTGATGGAAATGTAACATTATATTTTGCATCAAATGTTACTCAAAAACAATTGGAAGAGTTTACTGAACCTATACCATCATTATTACCATATGAATTTTATGAAATAGATCTGAATTTTAGCGGACAGATAGCAGATATAAGTGAAGTAATATCTGAAGAGTGGGAGAGAGTAGATTCTTCAATACCGTATTATGAGTCTTTATTCCTTATTCCATTTGGGACAAAAGGATATGTTTTCGAAATAATAGAATCTGGGGCAAGAATATCTTTTGGTAATGGAGTAGTTGGACAACAACCTCCAACAGGTAGTGCTTCAATAAAATTGTACACCACAGAGGGTGCTAATGGAAATGTTATAGCAGGATCTATAAACAGAACAGATAAATTATATGTAAAAGATTATAATCCAAATGGAAATAGTGAAGATTCTGAAGGGATATTTACTATGAGAACTGTGAATATGGAAGTAGTTAATGTTGAACCTGCAACAGGTGGTTCAGATTTTCCAACTGTTGATGAGATAAGAGCAGCTGCTATTGCAAACGTTACTTCTATGAATAGGCTTGTATCGGAAACAGATTTTGAAAATATAGAAAATATAGTTACTGAACTGCCAATTAATCATGCCATATCTGTTCTTAAAAGAAGCGATTTAAAGAGCAATGAAATATCCTTATTTACAGATATAATTTTTGAAGAAACTATAGTACCAACTAGAAATGTAAAATGGCAATTCGTAGATTCAACTTCTACACAATATACATATATACAAACCAAAGATACTATAACAGTAGATGGATCAGAATATTATAGTATGTTTAACATAGAGGTAGATCCAATAAATGAAGAGTGTACTTATTATTATTTAGCGGACGAGTTGGAAAAATCCGTAACTTTAAATAGAACCAAAGAAGGACTTACTACAATCTTGCCATCATATGCTAAATTTACAACAATTAGTACAGATAGTACAACTGGAGATCTATTACAAGTTGCAGAACAAAAATTAGATGTTGAATTACATTTCGACGTATTAGAAACAGGTGCAGATGTTGGTTTGCAATGTATACTAGAAACTAGTTGGAACGGCACAATATATAATATGGTACAAGAAGTAAATGATGAAGGGGTAACGGTTTTTAAAATACCAGATACAAATCCATTGTTACTCGAACCTATTCCAGATATGACACAAATATATTTGTTTAGAATGTATTATTTAGTTGGTGGTGAGGTCGATTTACCGTATCTAACTGAGTCACAGGTTAGTGTTATTATAAAGCAAAGATTAGACGAATTTATGTATAGTCAGGCAGCTACCGATTCTACAGGATCTTATAGTATGGGAGATACTATAACTATTTATGATGTTCCAGTTATTAAAAAGAGTTATTATGATTCAATAGATCAAAATGCATTTGCTCTACAAACTTATAATGATATTCTAACATTAGATATTACCGAATATAGAATGACTTCAGATTTTATAAATTTAAAATTTAGTAACACAACAGGAATTTTAGATAATATGAAATATAATCTAACTACTAGAGAACCTGTTATAAGCATAAACCCAGTAGGTAGTTTAGCTTCTCTTGGAACTGTTGATGCTGCTAGATATTTAGTTGCAGATAAGGAATATAACAACCCATGGGGTGAAGATTCAACATATGATAAAGAAGCTCCGTTTATAGCTGAGTATGTCGCCTCTACAGGTGGCTGGGTATTTGAAAGAGTAATAACTAATGATATTATCAATATTACCAGTACTGATGAGAAAATAGTATATGACGGTTATGACGCAGTAGTACCAATCTTATCAATACCTTTTTATATATATTTAATTGTGTGGAGAGATACATCTGTATCTGCCACAGTAGAAGCTATAGTTCAAAATATAAAAAATAGTTTGATAGATGGTCTTTATTCGAAATTTGGATTTGATTCAAATATATATTTATCAGAAATAGTTAAAATTGCACAAGGAGTAGAAGGAGTAAGAAACTGTACAGTTGTAGAACCAACACATGATATTTTCTTTGATTACAATCTTAAAGAAGATTTAACACAACAAGAACTATTAGAATATTCCCCTCAATTAGTTTGGTTTGATAGTACAACCATTTCTGTTGAAGTCCGATAAGAAAGAATATTTAATTACTAATAAAGGAGAAAATAGAAAATGAACCTTTTGGAATTTACACAAGTAGAGGTAAAACCAGAGGAGGATTCAAAGGTTTATCGTTATATATCTAGAATTTTGGGAATAGAATTATCAGAAGTTTCTAAACCATGTTATAAACCAAAAGTCATAAAATACTTTTCAGATCTTCAACATATTTTAGGAATTGATGATGATAAAATAAAAGAATTTGTTGCTGGAATTGTTGTTCCATACCCCCATATATTTAAAATATATAAAGATAAATTTACGGTATTATTATTAATAGCTACAATATATTATACTAGAAAAGAAAAACCAGAGATAGCCAAAGCATTTTTTACATTTCTAAATCTTAAATTTTATTCTAGTCGTGTACATAAACATTTCCAAAAATTTTGTAATGGAGATCTTTGGATTTTAACATTAGATAAATTATCTCCAAAACACTTGTTTAGAACCCAAAGAGGGGTATCAAGTGCAATATTATATATAGCAGAATTTGATTATAAAAAGAACAAGAAAAAATTAAAATCTTCAGAACTTCAAGATAAAGTATTGGGAGATATTGTATATGGGTTAAGAACAAAAATTGCTCAATCTGTCAGATCATTTGCCCAGTTATATTATAAATTATATGAAGCAGGGGCTACAAAAACTGGTACTGAAGAAGATGAAATTGGTGGGGTTAAACTAATAGCAGATAAAATCAGCATGACCATGTGTACATTTGGTCAGATTGATAAAGGGGCTTTGTCTAAAGCAATAATTGGTAGTAGACTTAGAAAAGATTTATCAATATCAATAGTATCACAACTTTCTGTTTCAGAATATAAAGATAAAATAAGATTTATTATTATTCTAATGAGTAGACTTGGAGATTTAAAATCTGTTTGTAAAGAACCAGATAGACTAAGACTTATTAGAAGAATAAATTCTAATTTTAAAATAGGTGGTCGTTACCTACTTAAAAACGAAATAAAAGATTTACTTTACTCATTAGAGTCTGGATATCAATTAAAAAATTTGTATGATATTCAGTTAATTAATTTTTTTAGCCATTATTTGACACTTTTTATTGGTAGTAGAATCTGTTAAGATACCAAATCTTCCCATCTTGTATTAGAACTTGTTGGAACTCTTGGAGTAGGTTCGTTAACAGGACCAACTACTTCAGTTTCTTTTTTTCCAATAGTTGCTACTTCGTCTAGCTCTGTATCTATGACGGTTCCTGGTCCAGCTGGTAAATCTGCAAAGGATACCATATGATCTATATATTCTTTAAATGTTGGTCTAAAAGGATCTTTGGCAAATCCTTCTGTTTTTGATTTGTCTTCTGCTATTATAGTTCCATACAAATCATTAAAAGTCATTTTTACATCTACTATTCCTGGTCTTTGTATAAATGAAATATTATTAGCATCTCCACCTTTTATTACCTCTATAGAAGATACATATGCAGCTTTTAACATAAATAACCCAGGACATGATACAGAACAGAGTACTGGATATGTAAATGTTGAAGGAGAATCTGAAATAGGAGTAACAAAAGCTAATAATTTTGCCAATGGTTCGACAATTAATTTTTTATGTAAACGAAAATCTCTAGGATTGTGATTATATAATCTTATAGAAACAGAATAAGATGGTGAATATGCAGAACCTTTCCACATTTGGGGGAAATCTATTTTACTACCTGATAATATTTTAGACAATCCAGCACCACCACTAAGAGTTTCAAGAGCAGCTTCACCAACACCAACGATGCCACCTCCTGCTTTAGTCAATGTTCCAAGAACAGGTCCCATACTTTCACCCATTCGTTTTAGTGCGCCTTTCATACTAGTTTCACCAGTCATATATCGTAATTCTTCTGCAGCACCAGCAGTCAAATTTCCTAATTGTTCAAATCTTGATTCTCCAAATTCTGAGGAGAATGATTCTGTTAAACTAGCATCATTTGTAAATGCCACATAGATACAATGTTCGTCAGTACTATATATACTACGATTCTCACCAAATGCAGAATCTAATATTAATTTATAGATCTCTCTGCCTCTCTCATATTCTAGATTGAATGTTTGTAATCCAGCTCTTTCACCATCTGGTAATCCTGGATATGCTGGATAAATAGCCATTATTGGCATAGATGACAAAATGAGTTCTCTATCACTTATGGCAAGATCTTGGTCAAAAAGATAATTAGGAGGAAGTCCAATAACTTTGTCTGTATCTATATCTTTGCTAAAAGAATTCAAAACAGGTAAACTAGATTTTACTCTACTGGTTTTTTCCTCCATAGTAGCAAGTTTTTTTTCTCTTTCCAGTATCTTTTTTTGCTTTTCTAATGCTTCATTCCTTGCTTTTTTCTGTTTCTTTATAGCATTCCAAGCTTCTTGAGACATACCAGGAGGTTTAAATTCTAATCTATACCACGGTTCTTGTTTATATAATCCAGCAGCTTTTGCTTCCTCGTAAGTTCTAATCGGTGGCATGGTTAATTTCCTTTCTAATTTAATCTTCCGCTTAAAATTCTCTCAATGTCTTCATCGACTCCTGGTTGTGCAACGTTTGTATTTGTAGCGTTGTTTACGAGAGAGTTTGAGTTATTTATTTGGTTTGTAACAACATTGTTGGTAGGATTTCGTGAAATCATTGCTTCTTGTAATTTTTTGTTTCCTTCTAATAATCTGTCCGCACCAACTTTTTGTTTGGCAGATTCTAATATAGCTTCATGCTCTGCTATAGCTCTAGGATTAGTTAATGTAGAGCCATTCATCATACGTGCAAATTTATTTAAAGGAATAACTGCTTCTGGACCACTTTCGCCAATAAGGCCCATTGTAGGTTTAGTTACAATTCCACCTCTTGCAAATCCAGTTGCTCCAAATTTTTCTTTCATCCAAGCACTACCTCTACCAAAAAAGCTACCTGTTGGCATTGATTCTATTGCTTCATCTCCACCACCAAGCCATGGTATTTTTCCCTTTAGCCAATTTTTGAATTTTCTCATGAGTTTTCCAATTATTTTAAAAGGCCAAGTAACAAAATCATAAATTGCAACCGCTATTTTCTTTACAGGTTCCCAGACTGCTTGTAAAGCTTTTGTAATATTTTTTCCTCCAATGGCTCCTAATATTCCTCCAGCCAATGCTCCAATAGCCGCACCAATTGCAGTTCCAAATCCAGGTACAATACTTCCAATACCAGCACCAATAGCAGCACCCTTAGCAGTTCCCCATGCAGTTCTAGCAGCTAAATTTTCAAAAGTACCTCCCAAAAATCCTCCTACTCCGGCGGTTACTTTTTGAGATGTAGATAAGTCTTCACCTTCTTTTACACCATGCCATGCTCTAGCCTTTTTAACACCCCTAAAAGCGTCGAATGCAGCCATTGCTATTCCAGCAACTCCAATTGCAGCCATTATAGCTGGCATTATAGCTGGTAGCATGTTTTTCATCATTTGAACTTTATTTTTCATACCTCCAAATCCAGGCAAACCAAATCCAAATTCTTTTAATAGAATCTGATAAATGCCTTTTGTATATTTTACTAACAGTGCTGGCCATTTAGCATATACATATTTGCCTTCTGAATCCATTGCTATTGGGGCTTTCTTTCCGCCAGGTTTTAACCATTGTATAACACCTTTAACTTTTTCTTTTGCTTTCTCTTTGAATTTTAGATATTTATCCTTAATGGCTTCAAATGGCCTCATAATAAATCTACCAATTGCTTTGAATGGAGCTGTTATTACAGCCCAAGCAGTTGACATAGCGGTTTTGATGGTGGTAACTCCAACATTAATAGTATGTCTTAAAGCAGTAAATCCTGTTCTCATAGCAGACAATATTGTATGTCCAACATCAGTCAGCATTTCTATACCTTTTGAAAGACCTTTTGCAACTCCTTGTGCTATACTAGAACCTATTTGAAATGGTAGTTTAGCTAATATTACACCAATATCTGTTATCCCCCTAAGAAGACTTCCAAAGATACCCATAGTACCTTTTACTATTTTTGCCTTTTTAGTTTCATGGCCAGGAACTCCGCCAAGAATTCCTATAATAACATCTAGTCTATTAATAATCATATCTCCAAGACCCATGTTTCCAAGTGCTTCTGAAAACATCCCAGATATTCTTGCAGTTGCTTTAGGATCATCCAATGGGATAACCGCTTCTGGCCCAGCTTCTCCAACAACTACACCTCTAGCAGCATATAACAAACCACCTCTTGCCATAGCTGGTGCTTTAACAAATGATGAAAATCCCGAAACACTCTCTCCTATTTGAGAAGAAATAATTTTCATCTTAGTCCATAGAGTTCCAAAATCCTCAATTATTCTTGAAAGAGAATAACCTTTAGTTCCTTTTCCAACCCATACAATATCATTCCAAGTATTAACAATAGCTTCTCCAAGAGGAGCAAATGCTGCTTTTACTATTTTGAATAAGTATTGAAAAATGCCAGTAACAACTCCAGCTATACCTGGTCTTCTTATTCTGGCTTCTGTATAAGTTTTAGCTGCTTCATCCATGGCTTCAAATGCACCATAAAAAGATCTAAAAGATACTTGTGACCATTCTAAAAATCTATCAGAGATAGCATTAAATAATTTAGCCCAAGATTCTGGAAGAATTTTTTCTACAAGGTTTCTTCTTACATCTCCAAGAATATTAGGTATATCAATAACAGATACTTGTTGCACACTCTCAGAAAATTTTTCTATTATAGTTGTAGCATTCAATATATTTCCAATTGTTTTAAATAAATCTTTACCAAGAGGTATTAATCCTTTTATAGCTTCCCATGTAGATTTTGGAATTGCTCCTATGACCTTAAGTACCTGGGTAAATGGTGAACCACCTTTTTCCCAAGCATCTTGAAATGGTTTTACTACTTTGATGCCGTAATTATATAAAACCTCTAAGAATTTTGAAGTCTCTCTTGATAAATCAGAAGTTGCCTGTAATGCGGATACAATAACTGTTTTAACAGAGCTAAATATTTTACCACCAGCCTCTTTAAATATATCTGGTATTAATGTTTGATATGCTTTTATTATTATAGATCCTATTCCAGTTTTTCTATCAAATTCTTGACTAAATATCTCTTTTATATTTTTACCTATGTTCGTTAGAGTTTTTTCAACAATTATTGGTAATTCTCTAATAACATTAAATATTCCACCGAATATAGTTTCTTTTCCACGTTTTTGAACAAGTACTCCCGCTCCACCCACTAACTCTGTTACTTTGGCACCTTTACCAATTCCAAATGCAGTTTCTATTTCATACATTGCTTGTACTGCTGGTTCAAGAAATGAAAATGTTGCCTTAAACCAATTCAACATTTGATCTATTTTAGATGTTAATGGTGCAAATATACTTGCAACCCAGGCTTTTATTTTTTTGAATATACCGCCACTAAATAACCCAGCAATTCCTCCGAACATTCTAGAAAAAAATCCACCTCTACCGCCACCAACTGTTTCCCCAGCATGTAATTCAGCTGCTCCTGTTTTTGTAACAACGTGTGGTTGGTTTGCAGCTTTTGCTAATGATATGGGTTTTGCCATTGCTGATCCACCCTTATCTTTCATTATGTCTCGCATTTCTGTAAGAATTTCTTTAATATCTGAGAGTAATAATATTCTTCTTGCCAAACTAGGAGATGCTCTAAGCTCTTCAGATTCTTTTTTGACACCTTTTGTTTTTAACCAGTCTGAATAACCAGGGATCATTCCCATTAAACCAGCACCTTTTTCTTTACCAATTCCAAGAATATTTCCAAAAAGATTTTTTGCTTTTCCTGTTATTACTTCCTTCATAAATGTTAAGGGACCAGTTTCTCCACTCATGGAGTCTCCTATTGTTTTTCCTATCCATTCAGATAAAGACCTTGGGCCTGGTCTCCATAATGATCCTGGTATTTCAAAACCAATTTGTAATAATCTTGCTTGTTGTAGAGCTAGTTTATTACTTTCTTCAGATGCAAATCTAGTATGAACATAAATCATTCCTAATGTTTGTAACATTGCCCCAAACATACCATATCTTCTAACTTCAGGAAGCTCTGCCCTGTAACCAGCTCCAAATATTGGAAGAGCATAGGCTATAGTAGTACCAAGTTTGAATACACCCGTAAACATTCTTTTAAATAAACCTGACCTACCACTTTCTTCAAGAGCCGACGTAAAAGATTTAGTCATTATCTTTGTTTGTACCTCTTCATCTGGTTTGGAGATTATATTATTAGTTTCCTCTATTTTATTGGAAACTGTTCCAAGTTCTGTACTGAATTCTTCGCTAGGAGCAACTTCAAAGTTATCTCCCTCAGCTGGCATCATCTTAAAAATACCTTTTTCACGGGTTTCTCTAGGAAATCCAGCAACAAATTCTGCTAATTTACCAACACCAAATTGTAAACCACCCATTCCTCGTCTAGCAGCACTACCAACGCCAGAAGCCATTCTAGATCCCATTCCAGGACCTCCTCCTCCGCCACCTTCTCCACCAAACAAGTTTGCAGTTGCAGATTCGAAGAACATTCCAGGGCCTAATCCCCCACCAGCTAATGCTAAACCAGTTCCAAGAGCTTTCTTATATCCTCCCCAAAGATCTGTTCTAACATTTCCTAATATATCTGTGGCAGCACCTTCTTGTATATCACCATATGCTTTAATTGCGCCAACTCCAGCTCTCACAGGAGCAGTTGCTGCTCTTGCACCAAGCCTACCTGTTCCTCTTAATGCTTTATAGCCCATATAACCAGCACCAGCTAAACCTCCAATAGCAGCCCACTTTGCAAATTTTTTCATATGGTCGCCAACATATTTTAGGCTTTCCATATTCTTGTTTGTTATATCTACAACATCTCCCATGGATGAACTAAGTTCTTTATTGGATGCAGATAATTCTTTTGCAGAAACTTTGAATTTTTCGCTAGATGTATCTAGTTTATAAGTTGCGTCTGATAATCCGGTTATAGTTTTTTCTAATTTATCAGATTTTAATTCTATTTCTTTTTGTATAACGCCACTTTTGATTTTTCTAGATGCAATATGAACTTCTTTTGCATGTTCTTGCATAGCTTTAACATTTATAGCACCATTCTTCTTAATTAATTTAGTCTGTTCAGAAATATTACCTTTTAATTTAGAATTAGTGTCTACAAGTGATTTGTTCAGAACCCCTAGATTTTTTGTGAATTCTGCCTGTTGTTTCGAAAAATCATTTTTAGGTGGCATTCAACATCTCCTCAATTTTGTTTAAAAGTTTGTCCTCATATAAAGAAAAAGGTAGGGCGTAAACCCTACCTTTAAACTAAATATCAATTATTAAAATATTTTATACGACTTTTTTCTTATTCTTATATCTTAAAATGACCTCTTTGACTTTATCTCTCAATACTTTTGCCTTAGCAGCTAGTTTAGAAGCCATATTTTTTGCCTTGGCAGCGGCTGCCATAGCACCTTTTTTGATTAGCTCTCTGGCTTTCATAGCATATTCTTTCGATTTAACAACGGCAGCTTTAGCAGCAGTTTTTAATTTTTCTGCAGCAATTTTTCCTTTAGCAGCAGCAGCTTTTCCAGCAACTTTTGCTTTAGCAGCAGCAGCTTTTCCAGCAACTTTTGCTTTAGCACCAACTGCTTTAATGACTTTCTTTATAGAAGATTTGACTGCTTCATCAAGTAATTCATTATCTTTATCTTCTAAACCTTCAAAAAATTTGTCAGCCTCTAATAAATCAGCGTCTATATCATTCAGAACGTCTTCTAATAATTGTACTTTTGCATCATCAATATCGCCTTCTTGTAAAAATGCCCATTCCCCAATTGTAATATCTCCACAATCCTCATTAATAATAAGATCTAACTCAGTATCTAAATCAAACCCTTCTGAAACAATCGCTTCTTCATTATTAATAAATGTGTCTAAAAATCCCTTTGATGTAGTAATCATAGTTTAAACTCCTTTTCTAATTGTTTACAATTTGTCCTAATATTATTAGTCCAGTTTCTTTCCTGCTTCTCTTTGTTTCTCTACCCAGGCAGCAAGCTTCTCTTGCATTTTATCAGCCCATACAGAAAGTTCTTTATTTCTAGTTTTATTCCAAACTTTTAAATTTATCAATGCTTTAGATATTTTTACCCATCCTTTTTTCTTTACTAGACTTTGGAAATGTCTCTCTGGAAGATCTTCCACATTTTTACCTTTTGGTACTTCTAATTTACCAGGCTCTTCTACAGGTATTTTAACTTTTTGTTCTCTCAATAAACCATCTAAAAAATTCTTTTTAGTGTTTGATTTCATCATTAATCCTTATAAGCTTTCAATTTCAATTTTAATTTGTCTTCTCTAGTTTTTAATTTATTTAGAAAATCATCTATTTTTTTACAATCTTTTCCAACACAGTTTTTTCTTTCTTTTTCAAGTCTTTTTCTAGTTTCCTCAATTAAAACTAGATTACATTCTATATTTTCTTTTCCTCGCATTCTATAGCATTCGTTTTTCCATTTAGCAAGTTTTTTACCTAACCACTTACTAAAATCTTTTAATCTATTATATGACCATTTAACAATATCAAATAAAAGATCTACAGGTATTGGAATCATTGTTTGTTCTTTTAAAATATTCTTTAAACATCCCTTTTTCGTTTTCATATAGTATCCTTTTTTAAATTTGTCTTATCTTTTTCCATGGAAGAATTGTATGATTTAGTGTTAATTCTTCTCCTTTATATATTGTCCTAGTAGTAAATATATAATACTTCCACCTAGATATTTTTATAAATAAGTTGGGATTTTTTGAATGACCAATATTTTTACCTAGTTTGGTTTCTACAATATCTCTTTTTGGATCTCCAGTTCTTCTAATTTTGAGGAAACCAATACCTAAATTTGTAGCTCCAGGTATTATAGTAGATGCAAATATTCCATTTGATTTTATTTCTATATATTGTATTTGTATTTTAGGCATGTCATTCCTTATCTTGATTTAAAGTTTGTCCTTATTTTTTTAATAAAAAATAAATGGGGAGTTGTTAATTCCCCATCTCCTTTATTGATTTGGATCAAATCCTATACATCTAAATAAGTCATTTATAATCTCTTCTTGTTTATTGTTTTGCTTAACAAGGTTCATTATTATAAAATTCCTTTTCTCTATTTCCTGTTCTATCTCAGAAACAGAAGATGTGTCTGCAGAACTGAATATTGTTTTTCTATATTCGTTCCTACCATCAATTTTTCCAAGATTATATGTTAAAAATAAAAGAACGGCTACAAGAATTATAACTGTACTAATTACTCCTTTTACAAGGTTGTTATTTCTAAGTATACACATAATAATATCCTTTTTAATTATTAAAATATTTTATTAAAAAATAACATAAGTTGCCCAATAAAACCATTGTTACACCACACAGAAATTTCAAGAAATAATTTTCAGGTAATAATAATAGATCATAATAAAATCTATATTCACTATATAATACGAATAGATATATAGGGATTATCCATTTTCCATACCTTTTTCTAGACATTATATCTTTTGATGTAATTATTAATAATATAATTATAAATATTTGAATTAAAATTGAACTCATAAACATCTCCTTATAAATTAGGACAAACTAAAAAGAGGAATTTAATAATGATTGATGAAGGAATAAATAATATTTTAAGAAATGCTACTTTAGCAGTAGCCAAAGAACAAGAAGTAACAGCAAAGACTTGTAGCAAAGGAGTTCTATATAAACTTAGGGCTATGTTTAGTAAAAAAACATTTCTAGAACATCAAATATGTATGAATATAGGTGTGTTAAAATCTTTTGATGTTGGTATTGGTATTTTAGAAAATGGTAAGAGATTATATAAAACAGATCCAGACGCAATAAAAGAATTAGAGGATGGAATTCTTTTATTTAAAGATTTGAAAGAACAATGGGAAAAAAACTTACGTAGATTAAAAGTTCATCAAAATATTTTATAAAAATAATTTATTTGGAGATGGGACTACTTTTAGTAATCCCATCTCTTTTATGTTACTAAACTTCTTTTAAAGTATCTACAACAATTTTGAATAATTTACCATTAACAGTTGATGGAGTTGCTGGTACTGCTTCATCAGATATGTTTACCGTCTTGGTTTGCTTTTCACCAAGATTTATCGAAAACTTTTTTGATATGAAATCCCTGTATTCGAAATGATAAATTACCATAATTCGAACTGATTTCAAGTTTTTGATAGTAATATTCAAATGGGTCGTCATAGTATCTGAAAAATGAAAGCCGTTGATGGTTAGCGAAACCTTTGTCATAATCTTTTTATAGATTATTGTTCCGACTGTTGCAATTCCTAAAACTGCTAATATTCCTATTCCCCCTATTCCTAAAGATGTCGATAGTTCTGATATATCAAATGAGTTCATTTTAAATACTCCTCTATTAAAAAGTTAATAATGGATTACTATTTAATATTAATATATATAGTGAAACCTAACCATTTTCAGTTTGTGTTAATGAATCTACAAACTCTTTAATGACATTAAATAACTGAACACCAATATATCGTTGAATTATATTTCCATCTTTAAATATAATCAAAGTTGGAATACTCTTGACTGAGAATCTTGCTGCTAATTTAATTTCTTCATCAATATTTACCTTGCCTATTTCTATAATTGGATTTAATTTTATTAAAGTTGGTTTCATCATCATACAAGGCACACACCAAGATGCCCAGAAGTCCATTAAAATCAATCCATTTTTTCCAATTTCAATATCAAAATTTTTTTCTGTAATTTCTATCATTTTATCCTTCTTTATCCACGTAAGTAATAACTACCAATAGCGTCTTCCAAATGTTTTAAATATGTTGAATCGTCATTTAACATTTTTAACTGCTCTACTTTACTCTTAAGTTCTTTTAGATTCATCTGGTTAACCTTTTTTACTTGTCCTGGTTTTGGTTTATTCATTTTAAGTTTTCTCCTCTTAATCTTGGATTGTTTATATCATCATATACATCACCATTTTCTATTTTCTTTATATCTTCATAAGGAGCAGTCATCCTTCTATAGTTTTCCAAGATAACAAAAAGTATGGTCCCGGCCACCTTAGCCATATTTTCGAATTTAATCTTACCAGATTTATAAATAAAAAGTTTACATATTTTTGTGATACAATAATCTAAATCTCCAACATTCTCTATATTGGATATTAGACATTGAATCAATGAATTAAATTTTTTCTCTCTTCTATCATTTTCTATATACGGCAATTCTAATACTTCCTTTCTTAAACCCGTTTTAAATTATATTTTGGTTTCCAAAATAATTGAGAATGATCATTTTCTTGAAAGTCTATTGGTTCACGTTCATTAATTGGTAATGTTTTATTTTTGTTAATAGAATTTGGTTTAGATCTTTTTATTTTGTGTCCAGGAAAATCTATGGATTCAATCTCAGTATCTCTAATTGATTCATTTAAAACATCAATCATACAATCTGCTACATCTTCATCTATAACAAGATCTCCTCCTTCTAAATCACAATACTCCTTAATATCCTTGTCTGGAATTTCCATCTTTATATCTATATATTTATCTAATAATAATATTGTGAATTTTACTTCCATTATTATCTCCTTATTAAATCTAATGTAACATCTCTAAGATCGTCTGGAATCTTATGAGACAATCTATAATTCCAACAAAACACTAAATCATACCCATTTGATTTATTATGCACCTCAAATATATCTACGGCATCGTTCATACTATCCGTTATTTTATTGATTAACATTCCATCATCAAGACGCTCATATCCTAAAGGCCCTTGACAAACTGGACACCTATAAATTATTCCTTTTCTTTCAATCATTTACATCTCCTAATCTATATTTAGTTTAAAGTTCAAAGCTGTGCGTATATTGCATTTAAATTCACCATCTACATCTATATTATCAATAAATCTAAACAGTTCATCTAGAGCCTTTACTCTTTTGGCGACCATATCTTTATATTCTTTACTATTTGGACATTTTTTAAGTACACCTACGTCATCTCTATCCGACCTACAACTTAATTCTAAGCCGCAATCAAAAGTTTTGACTTCTGTAAAAGATCCATCCAATGGACAAATATTCAATCGTTGTTCTAATACAGCCTTAGATTTACAATGTGGACATACTTCTGTTTTTATTCTTTTGAGATCCATATCAGACTTCTCCTATTTCAGTATTGATCCTTTTTTGATAACTGGATTAAATAATTCGACCTTTATCTTACCTCTACCATAACAATTGGAACATATCCTTTGATATATAAAACATTGTTCTCTCCATTGGTTAATTTACCTAAAATTTTTTTCTATAAAATCATATATGTCCTTATTTTCAAGATCAAAAATATATTTTAAGAAATTAAAATATTTTAATATTGATCGCCTATTTGTGGATATAAGGCTAATAGGATATGTACAATTATTAATCACTGCAAATTTTCTACTAAGATTTGGAATATATGGGTTCAAAGTTTTATGTGAAAATGATTTACTAGCAAAAATATCTAAATATTTTACAATAGTCCTTTCAGATATGAAATTATCCTTATCAAAAGAATCTTTAAATTTCAATAATATTGATTCATAATAATAAAAATTAAAATCCATATTAACACAATCATGGAAATTATCTATTTCACCACTTATTATACTTATTTCTTCTTGACTATTGGTTATATGTAAAGCATATACATTATCCCCAAGGTTATAATTCATCTAAATCTTCCTTATCTTAACAAACCATTATTTAAAGGGCCTGGAATAATTCCAGACCCTTATCTTCCCACTAGACCGATTTTCTGGACAATTGATCAAAATTATAAACAGAGAAATAAATATATTGTAAACCCAGTAATATCTTCACATTTTGGGCCTGAACTTCCAAAGTTAGAAAATCTTGGTTCTATAAAGAGATGTTTAGAAAGCCAGTCAATGGTATCTTTTGGGGCTGTTCGATTACGCAGATCGCTTAGATCAGGAGCCATATTACTATTGCTTCCATCTATAGAATGACACATTTCACAATTGACTTCTGCGAATAACCCATTTAGAGTTTCACAGGATCTATCTTCCGTAATTGTGGTTGAAATAATACAATCTGAAGATGTTGGACCTGATAGTAATATCTCTTTGGAGAACGCCTTTGCAGAAAGTAATAAAATAAGTATCAAAAGTATAATAGCTTTTTTCATTTTGTAAATCCTCCTTGTTTAATAGTTTGGGTTTTGTTACGACAATTGTAATTTAACCCTCATGAAAAACATTCTTATAAATCCAAAAAATCCACGATATTTGTTATAAAGAGACATGAAATCTTTGGCTGAAAAGATGAGTTCACCAACCTTTTTGTAATGACGAATACTTCCAAACGACATCGTTTTGGTTTCATGATTAATATCTATACAAGATTGATTTCCAAACATTTTCCAGTGGCCTCTCGCGCTCGCACCATCCCAACGATAACCTAAATCAATTAGGAGATCGTTTATCTTTTCCCATAATCTTTTTTTAGATATATGTACTATAAAAGAATCTTTACCTAAAGCCATTTTATTTCTCCTTTTTGGTTAAATTAACAAAGGATGTACTTTGCAGGTTCTTGTATATCTTTAATTGTGTTTTTAACACAATGAGAGCGAGCCTCCCCATAGAAAATAAATTTGTCTGTATCAAGCTTTTTTATAAATTCTTTATTTATCTTAAAAAACTTTGACTTTCTACACTCATCAAAAATAAAAACTAATATAATAAATGTCTTTATAAAAACAAAACTCCAAATAAATATTAACATTGTAAGTCTCCTTAAAAGATTAAAAATTCATGTGGGAATCTACCCATTATACTATAACTTACATATTAATATATATAGTAGAGTTAAATATATTCTTAATTAAGAGA